TCTACCTACTCGTTCTAAAAAATTTAAGAACCATTTCATGATTTTATCTCGGAGCAAATTCTTGTTGCAGTTTGATATTGTCCATAAATTCTTTTTTAGTTCCTGGATCATTTTTAAAAGCACCGTGTAACACTGTAGTTTGTGTTAGGCTTGAATGTGCCATTATGCCTCGATTTTCGCAACATCCATGAATCGCCTGAATATAAACACCTACATCTTTACTGCCAGTTGCTGATGTAATCTCACGAGCAATATCCATTGCTAATTCTTCTTGCAATGTACCACGACGAGCACACCACTGAGCAATCCTTGTGTATTTACTAAGTCCAATCAGTGTATCAGCAGCAATAATACCGATATAAGCAACACCAGTAACAGGCTGATGGTGATGGCTGCACATGCTTTTAAGCTCACTGCGAACGACAAGCATTCCATCATATCTTTCATCCGTTTGATTCGGGAAGGCGGTAGCATTGGGCTTCGGTTCATAGCGTCCACTCATTATTTCATTGAAATACATCTTAGCTAATCTGCGAGCAGTGTCTTGACTATTGGGATCATTTTCTCTGTCAATTAACAAACGATCCAGTACTAATTCAAATGCTTCTGTAGCTTCGTCAATTAGTTTGTGTTTTGTTTCTTTGGTAACATATTCTGATACATTGTCTCCTGCCCAGAATCTCTTACCATCTCGCTTCATTTTAAAACGAATAGCATCAGCGAGATATGCAGATTCGTAGCCTTTATCAGACATTGCGTCTAGTGCTGTTTCTTTTTTATCTGTCAATTTATTATTCTCCGAGTTATCGTCGTGGATGACTTATATATTATTTTACTTGGTTATTTAGGCTCTGTCAACCGTAGCATGATATTTTTCTTGTTAGCAGCATCTATAACGCTTAATGATGATTTATTTGATTCGGCATATTTTAATAAAGCACTAACATCTTTTGGAAAACATGCACCACCGAATCCCAAATACCCGTCTGGACCCGGAACATTCATATGTGTCATTCCAATTCTTTTATCTGAAACAATTAAATCAGCAACGCGATTGTAATCGACATTGTCAGCGTCAGCTAATAATTTGAGTTCATTCATAAATACGACCTTGGTTGCTAAAAATGAATTAACAGCATATTTTGCCAATGCTGCTTCTTCAATCGAACACAGTTGTACATCGTTTAAAGAATTTTGTCCTATTCTAATAATTCTCTCTGCTTCTCTAACATACGCAGATATTCTACCACCTATAATAGCAAACCTACTTTCTAAATAGTCGTTTACTGCATTATGTGCTGTTAGAAATTCTGGAGCATGAACTAAGTTAGGATATTCGTCGTTGAGCTTTCGATATACAGACGGCAAAGCAGTTACCTTGCTAATAATAACACCTTCATACTCTTTAAAGTGACTTAGTACTTCTTCTAAAATAGAAGAATTGCATGACCCGTCGCTATCCATTGGACTAGGAACACATACGAAAATAGCCTCACAAGATATTAAATCACTATAGGAGTGACTGGTATTTTTTCTAGGATCTGTGTCTAAAGTTTTAATATTAAATGCTGAAAAATTATATGATTCAAGTACAGCATTTCCTACATAACCCAACCCTACAATTCCTATAGATGATTTATATTTCATTTGATATTTTTTAACAAGTTAACACAACTAAAGTAATTTTCTTTTAGATAATCTACTTGTTTATTTAGGCTAGGAATAAATTTTTCATAGTTTGTCATTAGTTCTATAATTTTCTTTGCAAGATATGGACGATATCTTTCATACATTTCAAAACTTTCAGTCCATTCGCTTGGATACTTAAAAGTATCAAATGCCATTTCTGTGTAGCTTAGTCTATCCGGAACTAGTGGCAATGCTCCAACTAATGCCCCTTCATACCAACTGATACCTAGTGTTTCCTGTAAATTAGCACTAAAAACTAATTTGGCTTCGCCTAACAAATTATGATATTCGTTTTTTGTGAGGTTTTGTTCTTGACAAACAACGAATTCATATTGTGGTAGGTATTCTTTAAGATCTCTGAAGATTTCAACCTGTTTTTCTGGAGCAATGCGATGCGGGAACAAGATCAGATCACGTTTAGGCATATTTCGATACATACTAAATGTATCTTCCATATAATCCATAGGCCACCCTGTTCGAACTATTTTTTTAGAATTAACACAAGACTCCTTTGCCCACGGATCCATAAACACATCAGCAAACATGTCGATGTGAAATTGACTAGCAAAGTAATTATGATCAACAGCACCGAAGAAACTTCGTTCAGCGTCACGCACCCAAGGAGCGTCTCCGATGAGTCTTCCTAAAAAATCAGCAGGATCATAACTGCCAGCATGCCACAGTGCATGTATAACTACACGAATTCCTAGCAGTTCGCTCATGTATTTGAGGTTAATGATACCAGGATGCCATGCATCAGCAAAGACAAAATGATCGCCTTCTTTGACTTTTCCATCGCAAAACAAGCGACCCATCTGTTCCACTTGTCCTGCTTTGTAGATGTTAGTGCCACCGAAGTTTAGGAAAGCACCGGCTGTTGTAGCACTAGGAATATCTTTGGAACCTTCAATTACATGGATATTCAGTCCAGTCTGTTTGAGAATTTGTGGAAAGTGTTCCTTCCACTCGCATGTATAACGAGTAGGAACACTTTCTAGATCAACTAGAAACAGATTGGTCATTGCGTTTCCGATTGTTGCGCGGCTTGTTATTATACCTTGCTCGACGCTTACTAGACAAGTATGTCTTCCAGTTAACACTGTCTCGATTGTATAAATCAGCAGGATTGAATTCGCACAATTCAAATCGACAAAAATCTAAGTACTCTTCGAGGTCTTGAAAGATTTTAACAATGCTGGGATTGTTTTCGAAGTATGCGTAACCTTTGTAATTTTTAGCCATTTCTGGTTAATTCCTTTATTGATATTTTTAAATTAAGGTTTATATTCAATGATACCGTCAGACTCTCCGTCTTCTGATACTACTATCTCATAATACCTGTCACTTCCGTAATTGGGTATTAAGTGATTCTCTAATATATCAGTTGCAATCATTTCACAACTCATATGATTCATTTTACTATCTTTGATATGTGATTGTAAAGCCCATTTAACAAGAAAGAACTCCAATTCACGATCAAGATGTGTTACTGAAATTTTAACTTCTACTTTGAACATGTGTCGATGTTCATTTTCTAAAAATTTGATGCGTGGATCGATAGTTCCAGCATTTGGATAATAATGGTATCCTTCAAACTCTGTTCGTACTTTGATATAGGTATTTGTAGCGGGCCTAACGTCTTGTTTAATATTCATCGCATTAATTCCATTGTAAGTAATTTACCTAGTCGTTCATTAAAGTCATCATCTTCTTGAATTATGTAACTGTTTCGCTTGTCTTCGCCGTAGGGTGATTTCGGGTCAAGGGGATGTCTGAACGTAACAATGAATCCGCCATTTAGTTTTTTAACGTCAATCCTTAATCCGTCGTTAAGTCCGTGAGGATCACCGCCAATGACTTCAGATGATTCTAACTTTTCATGTCCAGGAGATAACCCATTCTGCTGAAATTCTTGTTCTTCAGCAACTTGATCCAGAAGATCTTCATGATATTTCCAATCGGGATTTTCATATCCACCACGTGCCCATGCCCATCGTGCCTTTCTATAAAACCATTTATCAAACCACTTCATTTAATTACCTCATCATTGCCATATTGATCCCAACTGGTAAATGTGTCTCTAGACATCAAGTCATGAAGACTATGTGTCCAAATACCAGGATTAGTAGCGTCAAAGTCTTTATCGTCAATCTTGACCATAGTGTTGTAATTCCAAAGGCGAATAAATGGAATTGGCACACGAATCTGCGGAATAAAATTATTCCATTCGCATAGTCCTCCGTCGTTAAATTCTTCGACTTGATTTAAGGGAATATCTAAACTGCAAAGATGACCTTTGTTAAGAAAGTATATGATCATCTCTTCCCATAATCGATGTTCGTCGTTGTTCGCAGGATTATAACTGTGATTAGCACCAAAGAAAATATGACGAATATTATTTTTTTTATCTAATAGACTATCTCGTTGCGTTAACATATATTCGATTGTATTAACGTTATGGATACCTACAACAAATAATGTTTTCATTCCGTATGCAGGGGTACGTTCTATTTCTTTACCGACAAAGAAAGTAACAGTGTCTTGTGTGCCTGATGTGTAATCTCTTTTCATCTCAACCACCTTTTTGCTCTAATAAACAAATTATAGATTCTTACCTTAACCTTGTCAAGTGTAATTTCATCTAATGTAGGCATACGATGCGGACAACGACCTTGTTGCCAATCGCAGTCACTTTTTATAGGTTGACAACATGTTTTACATTTCATTACCAATTACTCACATCAGTTATATCATATTCGTGATTGCTAATTTTAAAATCAAACTTGATTATAGTGCTAGGGCCGACACCATTGGTTGATTCTTGCACAATTTCAAATTGATCAATATTATCAAAGTTTTTAAATATTTTTTGAATACTTTCGTATTGAATTCTAGTTAAAGTAACACTACTCATCTTTAATACTCGCTTCTAGTTTGTCAAGTTCTGCGTCTTCTCTAACATCAGTCCATGGAGTTATAACATTTCCATCTTCGTCCACTTCATCGAAGTGACTATTAAATGTGTTTGTAACACCACCTCGAAGTCTAGACCCTTCTAGATTCTGTAAGAAACCTAATCTTTCTGCTTCTTTAATCATTTCAAATGCAGATTCCTTTGTTTCACAGTTAAACAATTCTTCTGCAAATCGATCAAAGTATAGAATGTTGCGCGGTACCCAAACACTTTTCTCGTCACTTTTATCTGCTTCTTTAACTTTTCTCCACTCTCTCCAGTCTGGACGACCCTTAGCACATTCAATATCCATTAGGTTGTTAGCACGTTGAACAGCAACAATATGACAGTAGACGTTATGCGCCATCATAAGAGCATATGAAAAACTGTCCCATGATGTACGACCTTCTTTACCAATCTTGTTTAACATGCCCGGCTTGTACCAACAAATATCACCAATGTCTAATCTACGACCAATTTCTGATTCAAATGGAAATGGAACTTCGTGTCGTTGGCTAAGTTCTTTTGTGTCTGGGGCTTTGTCCATAATAACACTCCAACGTTTTGCATTGTGTTGTGCGTTGGTGTAGACAAGTCCGTGCGCTGTTGCGATAAATGGCGAGGCACAGTCAAAAGACACCGTGAAGTTTTCATTAATATGTTTCCTTATCTGTCGTTGAATACTTGTGAGATAGCATGACCAATCTAATTGTGCAGTGCCAAGAAAGTGCATCCAATCTTTGTTATCTAACATACCATCAAACCGCATGGTAATTAAACGTCGTAGAGTAATAGGCATCTTGCACATGTTAGCACCGCCCATTGCCCAACCTTCGCAAGCTTTGTCTCCCCATACAGCAGGATCGCTAAACTCTTTTACACCTTGATACCACGTTTCAGCAGTATCCCAGTTACTTCCCTGTAAGACATTTAAAAATTTTGTTTTACCTTGTCTGCGAGTGAGCCAATACTCGTTGTTATATCTTGTCTTATCGAGACAGTCACCAAAAGATTTTAATCCAGTCTTAGGACTGTGAATATGATCACATGCCCACGTTGGAACATCTAAAAGCATTGACCAATCTGCTGTAGCTTCTAACCAATTGAGAATGTTGTCACGCACCTTGTTAGCAGCGGCACCTTCGAAGTTTAACCAATCAAATTTTAGAATACCTTTACCTACCTGATATCCACCACTGTCACCTAGTATCATAGTATCAGAACGATTTCTTTGTTGCACCATAGCGTCACTGGTAGTCTTACTAAGATCTAATTGTGCGTGTCCTGCTGAATACAAGCCATACTTGTAGTAGAAGTACCCATCTTCTGAGTTAAGAAAGTTCATGCCTTCAATATCACGATCAAACTCTTGTGGTATGCGATCTTTAGGTATAAACTCACCTTCTCTCTGTTTTCCTATGTATGTGGAATAAAATCCACTTATTGCCGGAAGATATACGGCATAGTCTTTCTGTAATGGTGTTAGATCAACTGGTTTTTTCATATTTTAAACAGCCTGTGCAGGAATAATGTATTTGTAAGTAGCCAATCCGCTGTCGAGCGTGATTTGAATTGCACCTTCATTACTTAATGACATTTTAGTGTTGTTAACATCGGCAATCTTAAGTATAGCAAGGATAGGAGCAACAGGCCAAGTCCACCCTCGGTCTAGTTTACCACTTACGTCTTGTGCAAACACAAACTCTCCGCCGTGTGTTGAAGCATCGCCAAAGATAAACTTCAATTGATTGTTGTCTGTCTTGGCAAGAAATGTCGGATGCTCGCTGTTTGCACCTGCTTGAAAGTTAAATCGCTGTACAGCAGCAACACTAGGTTCAATTTCAACATCCCAGTTAGCGCCACGGAACTTGACTGTTTTCATTTTTTCGTTAATGATGTCTGAGTTCATAAAACGATAGTCGTTTTTAAAATCACCATCTTTATTTTCAAAATGAATGCCTACAGGAATATCGGCACCATTTCGATCTGCTGATACAATAGTGATTTTAGCATCTTCTTTGTATTCAGGACCATCTAACAAATACTTGAGTTTTTGTAGTTGCGGCATACCAAATACACCAACCATGTCTGGATATGGATTTGCTGTCTCGGCAGTCATGATAACACTACGATCATCAGCCATTGAAAACACTTCTGTTTTAGCAGCTTCGCCTGTGATTTTCACCGTAGTAAGAAACCCTAGATTTTGTGTATGGCTTACGATATCCATTAAAATGTCTTGCATTAGAAATTCTCCTTTATAATAAGATTATATTTAGATTGTCAACAGAAGTCAATGATTTTTTATTCAAAGTCAAACAACTTGTTGAAATTGTTGTCGCTTCTTGTACTGTTTAAATCCCAATCCAGTACACCGATTAAGTTGCCAAGTTTTTCATCAATGACTGCATTTTCCATAGCAGCATCGTCAAAAGGTAAATCTTTGAACCACTGAGGTAACCGAGGTTCGTCGACTGGATAAGCAACACTGGTATATCCCAGCGGATTGCCTTTTATTTTGCAAACAATGACTTTCATCCCGTCAACAATCTGAATAGAGTATTTGTCATCCATCATTCGTTTAAGCGTATTCCAATTGATACTGGCTCGAACATGACCAGGCATATTGGCTTTACCTTGTCGTTTTTCTTTGGCCTGATATTCAGTGATGTTATTAGCTCGTTTAGGTGAGCCTTTTTCCCATCCAGGTCGTATTTTAAACTCTGTTCGAAAGTCTGTGATATAAGTCAATACTTCTTCCTTTCCAACACCATTAAGAACTCTTGTTAGAACCTCTGTGAGAAAATCTTGAATTACAACAGGAGTATCACTACGCTTGAGATCCAGCCCCATAGCCTTGATTTTTCCAGGTTTGCCGTTGACATCTTGCCGTTTACCTTCTTTATCATACATCAGAACAGCATATCGTTTTTTGGTAATAAACAACCCTTTGACACCTACAATCTCTCGTCCTGCTTTGATAACCTCGCCTCGTGATTTTGGCACATGAAATGCATCTTGCATGAACTTGACAAATGTGCCATTAACTTCATTGCTAATAGTATCGTAGAGATCAACTACGCTTTCTTTGCCCCACGGAATAGTTCCTTTGTCAATATCTTTCTTCAGGGTAGTATATGCCGAAAAATAGCATGAATCAGTATCGCCGTATATAATGCTTTTACCGATGTGATCATATTCGCCTGTAATTATTTCATTGACTTTTGCTGCCATGTGCTTGGCAATAGCACGTCCAGTCAGTGTTGTTGATTGTCCAATGCGATTATCAAAGAATCTACAACCAGGATTGAGAATAGCACCATATAAACTGTTCAAGTTAATTTTCTTAACTAATTGTCGTTTATCCCAGTATTCTTCTTCTATATCATTGCCGGCGGCAATACACTCTCTAAGTTTTGCCTGCATCTCTTTTCTTTCAGCATACCAGCGCTTTAATAAACCAGGGATAATTCCTTCTTTTTCATAAGTGAAAATAGTACCATTGGCACTAAGAATCCAAGGTTGGTTGCTATCAAAAAGTAAGTCATGTGCTTGAGCAGCACTGAGTGTATCACTTCCTCCTTCTTCCCAGTCAATAGTAAGTTCTCTACCAACTTCTCTGTTCATGACAGCAGTGTATTCTAGAGATCCAAAAATACCTTCCCAGGCAGCAGCAAAACTTTTTCCTTTGCCCATAATCGATTCGATGTGTGCTTTTGTACCGTCTTGCCGAAGTTGCCCTATGATTGTTTCCGGCCCCATGTTAAGAGCCCGAATCGCACTGGGATATAGCGAGTTGATATCAAGCGATCCAATCCATTCGTGTATTCCTTTCTTAGGATATGCAACATAAGCACCTGCTGCCGGTTCTGAACCAGGTTCTCTCTTTATCCGATTGGGTACAATCATTCCTCGACGATGAGATTCGTTAATAATTGCCTGTTCAGTCACTGCAACAGCGCCCATTGTAGTTTGTAGTAGCACGGTGTTTTCGTGTGCAATAGTATTAGCAAGATCTAAGAATCTAAGTTTCTTGTCTAGTTTATCAAGCAGTGCAGTGTCTTGTCTGTTATATTCAATAAACTTTCGAAAATCATTATTGTACAACTGATCTAGTGTGCCTTCGTATATAGTTTTAGTATCGCCTAGTTCGTATTCTGCAATAGCGTCAAGTCGATAACTATGTCGTTCTTCATATGTATACTTTCGATAAAGTTCAAGGCTGTCAAGGTGAACTCTACCAATTAAGTCGTAGGTAATTGCTTTCTTACCATAGCGTTCATATTCACGTTTTTTGGGATATTGATTAAACAAACAAAGACGTTTAGTATCCTCTTTGCTTAACACTTTGATAATTCGATTGACCGTGTACGGAATATCAAAACCTTCTGAGTTCCAGCCACTTAGTACATCAGCATCTTCAACTAAATCTAAAAATGTGTTCAGCATGTCTGCTTCATTGTCGAACAGCATAGTATTAGGAAAATCCGCCACCTGCTGTTCTGCCTCAGCCATAGAAATAGTTTTCGGAGGAATCGCCAAACAAACCAACGTGTCTAACCACTGTAAATGCACAGCAACCGCAGTGATAGGCATAAATGCATCTTCTGGACTAGCATAGCCTCTTTCTGGATCAAAATCGACCTCAATATCAAAAAATGCTACGTTAAGTTTGGCTGGCTCTGAATTAAGATAATTGTCTTCTAAGCATCGATAAATTGGATTAATGTCGCTTTCGTAAAGTTGTTTGTTAGAATGTATTGCTAATTCTTTACGCATCTCTTTAATGTTTTTACAGGTGACACGAGTCAGCGGTTCACCCTTCATAGACTGATACTTGCCTTTAGGATCCTTGTAATAGAAAAGATGCCTGGCAGCGTAGTCTTTATATTGTCTTTTGCCTTTCTCGTTTCTTTCAACGATGAGAATTTTATCCTCATCTCGATTATAAAATGCGTCGACGTACAATTTTTTCTCCTTGTGCAATTTACGGCTCACACATACCTATTATGAAGTTTATGGCCCTTCCTGCCTTTCTCATTGTATAATTATCAATCTCGCTAAACCCACGGCATCGATACTGACTAACAGCAAGTAGTTGGCAACTAATCCAGTGCTTTTACGTGTCCAAGCACTCCATGCAAAAATAGCACATTGAGATATAAACAAAGGATATAGAATAAGAAATGGCGGATGAGGCAGTGTAATGGCCATCGTGACTGAGCAACCGATGCTCAACATCCAAGCTGATATCTCTAATATAAATCTTGTCGGCCAAGAATGAAAATCACGTTTAGCCCACAGATACATCATTATCACAGTATTCGTTATTTGATACACTAGTCTTTCTCGGGGAGATGTTTGGTAATACCAAGAATACCTTCGATTTCCTCCCATTCTTCTTCGTGCTTGCTCCAATCATCTTTGTGTGCAATCTTAATTGCTTTATTGATAATAGCAGGTTTAATTTGTAGTTCTTCTGCTACTGCTTTGACAGTTTCTTTTAATCCTTCTTGTAGGTCCTCGACTTCACGAAGTACATTACTGCCTTCGTTAATCAATCGTTCTAGTTTGGCTTTTTCTTCAGGGCCGTAAATCTTTGGCATAGATATTCTCCTTATAGATATATTATACAGGGAATAAAAAAGCCAGTCAACTAGTGACTGGCTTTATTTAAAAGAAATATGTTTATTTCTTATTTTCGCTCAATATATCATACATTTCAAAACGACCGCCCATGCGCTCGTAAACCAGTCCAGCATAGACTTCAGCTTTCATTCCTTCGCCTAGTTTTGATTTGGCAACACGCTGAGCCCATGAAAACAGTTCTTGATCCTTCGCATCAATCTGTTGTTGGCCACCGCTTTCTCGAACCAATTGAACCATTTGTTTGAAACTCAATTTACGATCTACTGATTCTTTAACTGAACTCTTCTTTCCTTTTGGCATCATCTTGCCTTCGTCTGCCTTTTCATCTTTAGCATCGCCTTTCTTCTTGCCGACCATTGCTTTGAATTTTTCTTGAGCGGCTTTTTGAGCAGGACTCTTACCTTCTGCCACATCCTCGTCTTTCTTGCCAACTGCACCTTTCTTTTTGTCGGCAGCAGCTTTCTTCATCGGCTCTTTCTTGTCACCGTCTTTATCGATATCTAAAAAGTCTGGCTTTGATCCTTTCTTGGCAGCCTCGACCATTTGACTAAATGTTTCATTAAACTCTTCAACATCTAACTCAATACTTTCTTTAGCAGCCTTGCGACCTTTTTTTGCTGCTGGTTTATCGTCTTCAGCATCATCTTTCTGCTTGCTGCCACCATAGCTTGATCCACTATGCTTGCGACGACCTGAATCATCTTTCTTTTCATCTTTTTCTTTCTTGTCTAGATAATCATCAATAGCCGCTTCACTAACACTCTCATCTTTCTTTTCAGGAAGACCTTTGTGCTTAGTGCCAGCAATCTTTTCTAACTCTTTAGTACTCATATCCATCATTTCTTTACTAGCACCAACAGCTTTGCCATCGCCACGTTTGGCAGCAAGTGCAGCACCAGCAGCTTTCTGTTGTGCTTTACTGACAGCTTTTTCCATTAATTCCGCTTCTGCTAGAACAGAAGTTTGTCCAGCCAATACTCGCAATTGAGCATCTTCGTTTAGCTGTGCGCTTTTTGGCAGAGCAGGAGCAGCAGGTGTAACAACACGAGCTTCCATGCTATCCAGAGTACCTAATAATTTTTTGAAATCCATGTTAGTTATCCTTAATTCTTTTTGTTGAGCCACTGTTCTTTGAGGCTGTTTCTAATTTTTTGTTCTACAGATTCTTCAAAGTCATTAGGACCTTGATCCATAGCATCTTTAGCCATCTTTTCATATTCTACATAGTGATACACACTAGAAATATAGTCACTGGCTTTGGTAATTTTTGCTTGCACCCAACCGTCTAGATCTTCGTACTCGTCAATCATTTTAAAAAGTTTGACTGAATATTGTGCTAGCTTGTACAGATCAGCCCTTGCCATTTTAGCTTCGTGATCGTCTCTGCGAGGTGTTTCGATGTCCATAATGTATTTATCTTTTAATTGCGTTACCTTCACCGAATAAACTAGTTTTCATATCCAATGCATTTTTACCTGTCATGTTGGCTGGTTTAGGTTGAGGTGGTGACTTAGTACCTGATTTTCCAGGACTGCCTGTATAGCTTTTTTTGCCACGTGCTTTACCTGGGCTAATATGAGGATTAGCCACTGTTGCTACATTACCAGAGCTGGTTGCACCTGCGGTTGCTGCTTCAAAAATTTCACTTATCTTCATAATATACTATTTATTCTTTTTTCCTGACTTCATGTTGGCACACCAGTGATACATCTTGGCTTTTTCACCGCTGGCATTCTTAGCACGTTTGCGTAGATCTGTTACACTGCCATTACAACTGGCACCTGCACGTTTTACACGCCCTGGTCTGCTTTTACCTTTTACTTTACCATCAGCAAAATTTTCCCCTACACCTTCTCTCATGTATTCTGTAGCATTTCCATCTAAACTAACATGCCAAGCGTAGAAACGTGTTCTAGGATGGTCCTTTTTAAGTTCTATAAATGTATGTAAATTAGGTTTAGCATCATCATACATTATGGCTTTTGAATAATCGTCTTGATCTAACAGGTTTTTAATAATTGCTTTTTTACGCTCTTCTGTAGTACCTTGCTTGCTATTACCTGCACGATAAACATGCACCTTGTCTATGTCAATGCCAAACTTGCGAAATGTATCTAAAAATAATTCTCTATCGTCAAAATCAGCTCTTGCCGTAACCATAACAACTTTATTGCCAGTGTTAATATCTCGTTTAAGTTGATTCATCATGGGAATATTTGGACGAGAGTTATCAAAGAAATCTTCGGCATTTCGAAAATCACCAAAATCGAATTCTTCTCCGGGCTGTAGTTTATAGTGTGTAAAGTCGTGGCTGTTGAGACTATTAATTATCTTTCCGTTCTTGACAACATGTACTTTGGTTTGTGTATACACAAGAGTATCGTCTATGTCAAAGATTACTAGCTTTCTAGGTTTAATCTCGCCAGCACGCATTTTTAATTACTCACCGTTTCTTTTAGAGTAATTACACCGCAGGCTAATCTGTCTCCAGCATTACCAGTTTTGAGACTTTCGTCGTCGCCACCTTTGCCGAGGTCGTCTACGTCACTGTGTACAACTATGGCACGACCGACTACACTGCGCTCTCCTGTAAGGTCTACGCGATCGGCAACAATACTAAAACTTGCAACGCCATCTTTATTGGCAGTGATGTTTCCAAGATCGCCAACGTGGCCCTTTTCTAAATCACCGTGATCTACACCGTCTGGATTATAATGACCGCCTGCACTTTCGCAACCGTTGCTTAAATCACCAAATTCGTGAATATGAAATCCATGCTTGCCCGGTTCTAGTCCGGTTATCTTACCAACTATCATAGTTGGACCATCTGCTTGTTGTTTGAGCAGAATAGTTCCTTTGACAGTGTTTGAGTGCTCTAGTACACATACTGCTGTAACTGTTTCTTCTGTTTCTGTAATCTTGTTTACGCTTTCACACTGACACTTGCTTGCTTTGGTTCTAGGACAAGCATTGAGATAGTTTTCTTCTATATGATGCTTAATACCTAGAACATCGCCTAGCATGTTAAGGCTTGCTAGGTATTTTTTTTGACTGGCATCTGCTTTTTCAGGATCCCATGAGCTTTTGTCTCCAGTAAAGTTCTCGTAGTTGTCAGCATATTTGACCATCATAGCCAAATGGTTACCACTAGATATAATTTTTTTAATGTTCTGTTCGTAGTTTAGACTCTTATCTTTAGTTAACAATCCCACTGCTTCAATAACTTGATCAGTAAAGTCTAGTTCTTTTAAATCGTCTAGGCCGGTATTTGTATCTTCCACAACGTCGTGTAAGAATGCAGTCTTTACAGCATCACTATTAAATTTATTTCCGAATATCTTACGTCCAGTCAGTGCTACTGCTCTAGGGTGTGTCCAGTAAGGCAGTTTTCCATAAAGTTGATCACCGTGTGCTGATTTGATAAAATCAAGAGTTTTGGCTATATTAAGCTCTTTAACAATAACATCGTCGGAAGAAATAAACTCAAAGAGATTCATACTGAAAAACTGCTCCCACAACCACAACTGGTTTGAGCATTGGGATTGCTGATACTAAAAGAAGACCCTATGATATCTTCTTTATAGTCAATTACTGCACCTGCTAGATACTGCATACTCATTGAATCTACAAGCACTTTGGTATCACTTAACGGTATTTCAAAATCATCTTCTGATTGTTCGTCGTCAAATGTAAATCCATATTGAAAACCACTACAGCCACCACCTTGTACAAAGGTACGCAATTTTAATTTAGGATTGCCTTCTTCTTGAAATAGTTCTATAATTTTAGATTTAGCAGATTCAGTGATTTCAATCATATTATTTTCCTTGAGGGTTAACAGGTACTACTTTGTACTTACCTGTCCTAGGATCATAAACAGTTTTCTTTGGGCCCTGAGCAGATTTTTTCTTGACACTGGCAAGGGCCTGTTGGAACTCCGGCGAATCCATTTCACTGTTGTCACCCTCTCCTATGCCTTGTTGTCTTTTTCTTAATTGATTAGCAAGATTTTGTACATCAGTTTGAGCATCCGCCGACTTTTTTGTTTGTGATCGTAACCACTTCTGCCATGCTGCTCGTTTCTTTTCTTCTGACCAATCATCAGGAAACTTGGGAGGATTGACAGCAACACTTTCGTTGGCGGCTTTCTTGTTGCCTGTTTTAACATCTACTCCTTGTTTCTTGCGGAACTTGGCAACATTACCATTCTTACCATAATTGATGGCGTAGTCATCATCCTCTGGGTCCATGTTAGTTTCGACACCACTGGGACTAATGTGAGATTTACTTTCTTTAAAATTGCCAGCCCCTGCAATAATTTTGTCTAACTTAGCCTTGTCAGCAGGATTAATCTTCTTGCTTTGATCAATAACTTGTTTGACATCTTTTTCACCGTCAAGAACATCAATTAATGCTTGAATCATCTTCATAGCATTTTCACCACGAGTGTTAGCAATGTCACGAATAGCAGCAGCCTGTTGATCTGTGATGTCTTGTTTGGTTCTGGTAGGCTGACCAATTGCCTTTACACTTCTAACACTGACGCTATATTCTGTGGTCGGCTTGTCAGAAAATGCTGCTCGTGTTCTGGTAGAAGGTTCCACAATATAACTGCCAATCTGAATAGCAGTTTTTAAATCATTAAAGTTGTTTTTGTAATGAACTTTTTTACCCTTACTTTCAATCCATTGCCAAGCATCGTCATACGATTGTTTGTCTTTGTATGCCACATGATCCTGTGGATCTCTGTGGCGTCTTCCTGTTCTACCATCAGTCCAAGTTGTATTGTGACGCCAAATAGCATCACCGTTAGTTTGAAGTGCAATTTGATTTGCCATGTCTTTAGCGGTAGCAGCACGACCTGTAAATTCAGGCATTTCACCAGAATCTCTTTGTTTCATTCCAACATATTTGCTCATCAGGTCTACGATTCTACCAACTTTCATTATACTGCCTAATTTTACAGAGCTAGAAACATCAAAAGTACGTCCTGTAATTTTAGCCAATTGCTGTATTTGTTTTAGTTGTTCCGGAGTATAATCGTCCCACTGTGTTCCTTTAGAACTGTCTAATATTTTAGCAATCTGTTGTGAAGCACGATTCCGCTCTGCAAAATCCTTGCTAACTTCATAAACTTGAGATTCACCTATCTGCTTTCCCTTGTGTTTAACTTCGC